ACAGAAGGGACTTGTAGTTCTTCCATAGGTTCATCAGGTGTCTCTCCAAAGTTTACGTCAGCATCAACCTTATCATATAGATCAAGGAATGCCTGTTTAGTTTCATCATCAAAGCGATTGACACATACTTCAATTGCTTTCTCTTTGTTCTTCCAGATAGCGTATGCTTTTACAATATGTACAAGACGACGTGTAGAAATAACTTCCTCAACACCACCATCAAAGAATGTCTTACGGATGATGTCTCCCCAATCTACGAGTCTCTTGCAGAAGTCTTTGTCATCACATAAGAGATTTAAGATCTTCTCCTCTGTCTTTATGGAAGGGTAGGACTGCTCGAAGGTGACAGGGAATCTCTCAAGGAAGGCTTCGTTGAGCACGTTAGTTCCAATAAATCGTCCATCGTCTGAACCTTTACCCTTAGTATTTGCGGTGGCGAATACATTGAATCCTCTAGCTGGTTTAACGAATCTTCCAATCTTTTTAAGGAAAACACCATTTCCCTCAAGGATGCTCTGAAGGCAGAGGATCTTGTTAGAGGCAAGGTCGATTTCGTCAAGGAGCAATATTGCACCTCGTTCGAGGGCTTCGATGACTGGGCCGTTGTGCCATACAGTGGAGCCATTAACAAGGCGGAAACCACCAATAAGATCATCTTCATCAGTTTCAATAGTAATGTTTACACGAACAACTTCTCTCTTAAGTTGAGCACAGGCTTGTTCTACACCTAGAGTCTTACCATTACCTGATAGTCCTGTAATAAAACATGGATAGAATTCTTTAGATTGGATAATCTTTTTGACATCAGGGAAGTTTCCAAACTTAACAAAGTTAGGGTCAACATCTGGAACTAGATTCTGTTCGATTGGTGGAACAACAGAAGGAGCAGCAAAGTTTGCTTCGAGGTTTGCTTTCTTCTCTCTTACAGTAAGATTCCACTTACCTTTAGTTGTCTTGAACTTAGCAAGATATTTTGTCACAGTTTGATATGTCACATCATGCTGAGCACAGTATGCTTTGATGTGTGCGGCGGTAATCTTGTTACCATATAGATCTCTTAGAGAAGTGATTAGAGATTCTGGATTCACTTTAGCTTCAAAAGGCATTGTTCATTATGTAGTTATGTATTAATTATACTGTTACATGATAGCACATGCAACCAGTAGTGGACAGTTTGTTTATTGTCTATGCAATAAACTCCATGAACTGTCCTAGAACTTTCTTGTTCATTTTCTTTGCAGATAATGATTTCTTGAAAGCAGTTTTGATCTGTGCTTTGGTCGCATCTTCTTTGACCGTAAACTCAGAATCTTGATTGAGTGCGGATGATGAGAGTCCAAAGTAAGCATGGTATCCACCACCATCTTCAACCATAACAGATTTAGTTTTTTTCCATTGTTGTTGAAGATTAGCCACTTTATCTTGATCCCAATCTGAGTATCTGCGAATGAAACTATTAGACTCACGATTGTCTAGGACTCTGATTCCAATAAAGTTTACGTCAGGGAATCTACCTCTGAGTTGTTGTATCAAAGAAGCAGTCAAGTGATGATAGTTGTCACCACAAAAGTGAGTCTTACCATTGTTGTCTCTGATAAACACACTACCGTGCATAGTAGAACGTGTACCCATGTAATCTCTACCATCTTGCATTACAAAGTGTTTGTGATAAGAGATTGGATGTGCTTCACCATCTGTAAGAGTGATGCACTGAATTTTCTGAACACCAGTTTTCTTTTTGAATTGTGGAATCAACTGGTTCAAAGAAACAAGTGCTTCATTTAAAGGAGTGCCAGATAGACCTAATCCATGAGGAGCTTGATAGTAGTAGTTGTTATCCCAACGGCCTCTACTATCCAAAATTTGTGCTGTTCTCCAAATGTTCAACATGTGATGTTCTAGATCCTTTTTCTTTACATCACTAGAAAGAAACTCCATCATTGCGAATTGATTCTCTACAATGAGTTGGCCATCTTTGATTGCATGATGTTCAAAAGGTAGGTTGTAATGTCCTAATTGGTTTTCGTCATACTGAGCGTAACGATTCCACTCATTACTGAAAGCAAATACTTGGAAAGGAATTTGAACTTTCTTACAGAACCAGATCAAGTTGAATAACTGTTTGATTGTGTCCATAAGAACGGTACTCATAGATCCAGACCAATCTAGAATGAAAATCAATCCATGATTCTTGCCGTCTGGGATAGTTGTAATCTTTTTGAATAGATCTTCATTGTATTTGTATGAATGAAGTTTTGCACAATCAAGAACACCTGTCTTTGATACTGTAGCACGAGAGTATGCGTCTGCTGACTTTCTCATCTCAAACTCTTTTACAAGATAGTTGACTTCTTTCTGTGCAGATCTTCTGAATAACCTGTAATTGTTATCAGCTTCTTGAAAAATGTTTCTTGCTGGTTTGTAAGTATTCTCTTGAACCTCTAAGTCATATCTTTTTTGTTGTGTAATCCAACAATCATCAAGGACACTGTGAATAGTGTCAACTTTGATATGAAGATTATCAAGTTTAAGATCTGGTAGTGTGCAATACTCAGGGTCTCTTGCACTGCTACCATCTTTGTTGTTCAAGTTTTCTAGATTTTCAGATAGTTTCTTATCTGTGATAGTGTCCATACTACCATGCTCTCCACCAGTAATATCACCAGCCGCTTCCATGTCTCCCATATCAGAATCAGAAGATATATCAGAATCAGAAGATATGGTTGGATTGCCATGCCACTCTTCTTTCTCTTCATTGAATGGTAGTTCTTGATCGGACTCAGTTGTCTGAGAAGGAGTTCCTTGAGTAGACTCACCTATAGTGAAGTCATCGCCAAGTTGCCAATCTTTAGAGAAGTCACCACCATTACCTTCCATTGAGTCTTTGATCTGTTCTTTCATGAAATCAAACAACTCAACAGAAAGATCTAGCACTTCTTGGAATGTCTCTGTCTTGGTTGCTTTGTTTACAAAATAATCTTCATTATCTGAAAATGGAACATCAACAAAGTTACCAATCTTAGCGTTGATATTGAGTCTGTCTGGTAGATTCATTTCTTCTACTTCATTTTCAGATAACTCAAAGAAATCTTGTGATGATAATTCTTTGTATCCATTGAAAAATGTCTTGACGATACCAGCATACTTACGCTTCATCAACTTCTCAATTCTTACGTCCTCTAGAATATTGACATAAGACATTGGTAGTTCTGGATAATCTTTTTTCCAGTTGTCTGCTGGTGTGTATAGTGCGTGTCCTACCTCATGTCCTACGAGAAGGTCGTATACGGACGCAGAGGCCTTCTCCCACATTGGAAGGGTCAATACTCTACGTTCTACGTCAAACATCGCTGTGTCAACCTTACGGTTCTCGATGATTAGATCTTCTGTTGCAAGTAGTTTTGCAAGTTGACCTTTAACTTCGTAATTAATCTTGGTGAGCATTTGTTTCCTTGTCTATGTTATTATAATAACCGATTCTATGTTCACTTACAACCAATAGTGGACACTTTTTTAACTGGCACATTGAGACAAGTAAGACTCACACAATTCTAACTAGCTTCCTGACCATTTGATCGCCGTATCTAACGCTTTCTTCGCTGTATTCTGCATTTTTATAACCTTACTCTCGTATGTAATCGTAAATCCAAATAAATCTCCTTCGGGATCATCAGGCATACCTACAGGTTGCACAAAAAATATCCCTGCATTAGCAACTGTTCTCCATTCCATGTCAATGAATCCCAGATCTCTTAAAGCACACTCAAGTTTAAGTGAATGACACCCATCTAATAGTAACATACGGTATACCGAACATTGTACCTTATGTAGAATACTTAACCTTTGTAAATCCGTTCATTTTTTCAAAGGTAATTAAATTATCCAGTCTATCAGTGAGTTCATCAACCTTATGAGATATCATAAACACATAAGCATCCTTAATGACATACTTGATTATCTTTGTAAACTCGTCAGTGCCATTACTATCGAGGGAACTGTCAAATATTTCGTCAAGGATCAGGATGTTTGTACTAGATGAGTTCTTCATCTTAGCAATATCTCGCCATGTAAAGAGTATGGCTAGATCGATTCTCATTTTTTCACCTTCAGAGAAGGATTCGTAACTAAACTTCTCATGTATGGGTGACTTTATACACTCATTAAACTGCTCATCAAGAGTAAAATTGATATAGAAGTCCATCATTTGAAGATACTTATTGATCTTCTGATTCATGATAGGCAGATACCTTCTCATGATCTTTGCTTTAACTCCAGAGTCTTTCATCATGGAGTTTGCAAAGTCAAGATAGTCTATATCTTCGGTGTGTTTGGATTTATCTTTTTCTACGTTTGTTAGATCACTTTTGAGACCTCTAAGAGTGGCTCTTTCAGTATTTCTGTTTGCAATTTGATCGGCAATGTCTTGAATTTCCTGTTCATGATCTCGTATCTGTCGTTGATACTGAGAAATTTTAAAATGGTTTGTTGAAATGTCATTCGTTAGTTGTGTGATCTGCTTAGAAACATCAATAAACTTTGTCTCTTTTGTTTGTTCTTCGTTTATTGACTCTTGAAGTTCTTTGTAAGCGGAGTTAATCTCCTTTACCTTCTCTTCTATGTCTCCAATTTTATTTAAGCGAAACTCTTCCTCTATATGTTGTCCACATGTAGGGCATGATACGTTATCAGTAAAAAACTTATGATCGGATGTTATATTCTGTATCCGTTGTTCCAGTTTGACTTTGATTGTGCTTTTTTTCTTAAGAGAACCTTTGACAAATGCAAGTTTTTTGAGTTCTGGTTCATGATTATTCTTAATATTATTTGATAAAACTTCATTTTCTTCCATCAGAGAAGATGTATCATTTAGTAATGAGTCAATCTTCTTTTTTGTATTGTTGATTCTCTTCTTACCGCTACTATCAAGATCAGAAATAAAGCTTTTTTGCATTTCGATCTTCTCTTCTATCATTTCTTTCTTGATAGTGAGTTCTCTGATCTCTGTATTTGCTTTACTGATCTTATCTCTGAGTATTTTTGCCATTCCAGAGAAGATTTTGATATCTAAAACGTCTTCTACTATGGCTCTACGGTCTGAACCACCCAACTGCATGAAAGGAACGAAGGTTGCAGACCCTAAAATTGTGGTTTGTGTGAAAGATTTATAATTTAATCGTAAAATATTGTCTTCTAAGTATGCTTGTTGATCATTCTGGTTGGCAAATTGATCCTGTTTCTTACCATCTATGTAAATTTCAAATAGAGTTGGCTTCATACCTCTGACTATGGTATAAATTCTACCCTGTATCTCAAATTCTATTTGAACTTCGCACTCTTTTTCATTCACAGTGTTGATCAACTGTGATTTTTTAATTTTTCTGAATGGTTTATTATATAAAACAAACGTAAGAGCATCTAGAATAGTAGATTTACCCGCTCCATTTGCACCTACTATTAAATTTGTCTGAGATTTTTGGAAACTAATAATTATAAACTGATTACCAGTCGATAAAAAATTACGCCACCGTATCGTCTTGAATACTATCATATTTTGGTGGGATCACTATATCATCTGCTGTGATAATAACATACTTATACTTGTGTCTTTGACAAGTCTCAACGGCCAGTTTATCATCTATTTCTACAACTGTCAAGTGTCCTGTACTTTCTTCTGCTTCTAAAAGGCCTGCGTATCTTGTAGCATCATCTTCTTGCTGAAAGAGATATAAAGCCTTCTGACCATCATCATTAGTGACAGCATAGGCTCCTTCTCCCTCGTGGCCAGCAAGTGATAGAATGTACATTGGTTTACTCCGCTTCACAGGCTTCCAAGTAAACTTCTTTTAGAAGTGTTTTAACTTTTTCTTTTTCCAAGTCAAAGTCAGAATCCTCGATGTACTTATTTAGAAGTGTGAGTGTATCTTCAATTTTTTCACCATCAAGATCCACCTCTGTGTCATTGACCATCGTGTTCTCTACTATCTTCAGATCTATGACACCAGCTTTTAAAAGTTTGTCAAGAAATTTATCATATTGAAGTTGACTCGTCCTAGACTTTATGAATAGTTTTACAATCTTATCTTTATACAGATGTGCTTTGAATAATTCTGCTGGAGTATTATCGTAGTATATCTTTTCAAAAATATGATTTGGATTTTCTATGAACTCAATCTCTCCTGTTTCTGTATCTAAGATATTGAATCCTCTCCTATCTCCACAATCATTCCAATACATTTCATATGGATTACCTAAGTAGAAGACCTGTCCATCATTACTTCTAGTATGATAGTGTCCTGAGAATACTGTAGGAAACTTGGCAATAATACCTTTATCAATACCACCTTGCTGGAACATGCCTGGATACAATTCAAATCCATGTAGTTCTAGATGACTAAAAGCCATCTTAGCATCTGACTTTTCTATCGCTGCAAGAGTCTCCTGATAGTTGTCATCACATATCCAAGGCATCATCATTGCTTTGAATCCATCTATGTCATATGTGTCTGGTCTAGAGATGGGTGTGATGTTATCGTAGTGTTCTAGAAGTGAATCTATTGAGTTTATCTTATTTGTATTCTTGTAATAGACATCATGATTACCTACAAGTTGCCAAACTTTCACGCCTAATTTTTCAAACTTGTCATATACATGCTCTTTCGCCCAATCAAGTGACCAATAATCTATGTTCTTTCGGTTATCAAAAGCATCTCCCATATGGATGCAGTGCTTGATACCTCTCTTTTCTAGTTCTGGAAAGAATATATTGTCATAAAATTTTTGAAAGAAGTCATGAAAGACCTTATTACCTCGTCTACCGCCGAAGTGTGTGTCTGTAATGATTGCGATCTTCATTGATTCATCTTTGTTTGAACTGCCTCTTTTATAGAATTGTAGTCACTAGAATTACCGTAAGGATCGTCAACGTGCATAACCTCGTCATACCCCGACTTCTCAATGATCTTTTCACGGATCTCCATTTGTTTTTTCTCTTTCTGTATACGTCTGAGGAAAGCATAGTGTATGATTTGAGTGAAGTACGCAAAAGGATTCGTAGATTTCTCTGGATTGAAGTTATGTATGTACTGGACACA